GGAAGATATCTTTCACCCGTGTCAGAAGAGCGTTTGCCACTTTTAGTTCTCCACTTTTGAGCGGTCCAGTCCTTCAGGGATTTCTGAGGGGCTTTCACACCATTTTCCCCCGTGTTTTACCACGCTGGGCCAGACCATCTGCACGTTTAGAGGCGGTCATTCCACCCTTAGCAAACGACCGGCGATATTCAACGCCGATCTTTTGAGGTGAAATAAACGCCGACTGACCAGCGGGCTTGCCTGCCATTGCATCAACATAAGCCTGAATGCTGGAGTTTTTGTCCAAATTTTTTGTGTACGAAAGCCGACCGCCCGCGCCCTTGAAGTTTTTATCAATGGTCACAAATTTTGGTTCCGCACGAAGACCGTCAGATTTCGTCGGCTCACGATCAAGATCGCGCTCCGAGCGTTCATTCAACTCTCCGCCAGACTGATATCGTTTTGCTTTAGTCACGATAACCGCCACCCTTGGCCTTGTACTGTTTCGCCAGCAGTTGCGCCTTGCGGGCACTCCACTGACCGGCACCCGTGCCCTGCACCGCCCGAGACTTGATGGACTCAAACAGCGACTTGCGCATACCGGGCTTGGTGTAATTGCCAGCCGCGTTGACCTTGCCGCCTTCGGCGTACTGATCAAAATCAGTGTTGTCCCGCCGAGGCTTCTTGACCCCTTTGGGCATCTTGCTGGGGTTGATGGCCCCCATGCCTCGGCTGGCTCTCATGTCAGTACACCTTAGCAGCGCGAGCGCCGCGAGCTTTGCCCCAACCCTTAACCGCGCCGCCTTTTTTAAAAAGATCAGAGCCAATTTTTTGGGGTTTATCCGCTTCGTATAAAGCGCGGGACTTGGGGTTGCCCAACTCCTCCGCTCTACGCTTGGCGTCGTTGTAGCGTTCTTCACGAATGCGTGTTTCTTCAGCCGCCATATCACGCCGTTGCTGTTTTGATTTTTCAGACAGCACGGGGTTGAGGTCTGTTAGCGTTCCCATCAAACGTGCACCAAAACCGGGTTTACGCTCGGCGTCCGTTTCATTCACCCGTTTTTGCGCAGCCTCCCGTAATTCGGCCTGTTTAGCGGGAGACAGTTTGTCAAAGGTGGTCAACCGCGTTTCGTTGTCCTTTAACGAACCGCCACTGTTGTACTTTGCTTTTGCCATGATCAAACCATCCGGCCACGCGTGTGGCCTTTGGTGATGCAGCCGTCTGCACGGGTGACACCACCCTTAGCCATTTTCTTGGCCTTGGGCACCTCAAACATTTTGTCCGCAAGGTTCATGGCCTTGGTGTTATGCGCCAAAGACGGTTTTGCAGGCTCTGTGGTCAGATCCTCATACATCTTCTTAGCGGACTTCATGCGAGGAATGTCGTCCATATTCGCCTCCTAGATCAGCAGGCTTTGCCGCCGCGCTTCATGGTGACCATCTTGCCCTTGGTCATACCCTTAACTGCAACACCGTCACGGCTGGGGGCAGCGGTTTTCACAGCGCCCATCTTGGTCATGCCGCCACCGGCCATTTTCTTGGCGGGCATGCCTTTTTTCTTGGCCATCATTGCCATGAAACCGGGATTCATTTTGGAAGCCATAGTGTCACCACCTTCTTTAAATTTGCGGCCCTTGTCCGCGTTGAGAAAATCTTGTCCCACGCTTGCAGGGACTCCGGTCTTCTTGGCAAACGCGGGGTTCTTAGCCACCGCAGCCATGAAGTTGTGCTGCTTCTTACTGACGCTCGGCATCGTCCACCTTCTTTCGCCGAACAATCTCCGAGAACGGCTTGCCCGCGATCATCTCAGTAATACGCATGAGCGTCCAGATTGCACCGATCAAACCAAACACTGGGGTCAGCAGTTGCAAGAACGAACCAATCGCCGCGAACACCGAGACGATGTCCAGCGTGCTCTTCACCATTTCGGTATGTTGCGTCATATCAGCAGTTCCATGCGCGCAGCGACTTGTTAATCCGGCTGTTTGGGTCTTTCGCGGTCTTGGCCGAGGTGAGTTTCTTCTTCATACCACTCATCCTTGCACAAAAGGAGTCGCGCCTTGACCCGCCCTCTGGTTGCGGAGCTTTCAACCCGGGTTTCCCGGGGTTGGCTTTGTTGTAGGAGGCTCGGCCCTTCGCGTTCAAGCCGCCCTTCTCTGACTTGCCTTCTTTGCGGGTCCATGCGGGTGTCTTAGCCATAGTAAACCATTGCCGTGACGCTGGGGCCAGTGCCAAAGAAGATGCCGTTGGGGAACAAAATGCCCTGTCCGGGGACCAAAATAGACAGGCCAACCGTGCTGTACGTGTCCAGCTCCATGTAGATCGTCGGATAGACATTCACATTGCCAGAGGTCGAAACCGAGTTGGCGGTGGTCACACTGAAGCTGTTGGCGTCAATGTACGTGATGTCGTACGCGCCATCACGGCTCGTGCCGGTCGTGAAATCCACAAACACCCGTTGCCCGTTGGTCAGGCCGTGGTTGGTGATGCTGATGGTCGCCGTCGTGCCCGTCTGGCTGTAAGTGCCAGAAACAACAGTCGTCGGATCACATGCGGCCACGTTACGCAGCGAAGACGTACCTGAAGTCACGACGCAGCCCTTGAGCCGCGTACGCAACGGCGTGACCAGTATGCCGGAGCTTTTTACGTAGGCTGATTTAACGTCCGTTTGCATCATGGCCGTACCCTTTATCCGTAAAAGATAGTGGTCGTCACAGATGCTGACGGGAGGTAAATATAGATGCCAGTCGTGGCAAGCACACCCTCACCGGGGATCAGCGTGTAGAACGAAGTGCCCGTGGAGCAGTCGATCTCAGTCAAGATGTCCGTATACATCGACATGTTGCCGCTGGTAGTCAGCACGCCCGTGGTCACCGTGAAGGTGGTCGGAGTAGGCGTAGTCTGCACCAAGTAAGAGTCACTCACAAAAGTGCCGGTGCTTGCAACCAACAGAACACGGCTGGAACCCGCAGTCAACCCGTGCGCCGTCGGCGTGGTCACCGTGCACACAGTGGTGCCGGGGATGTTGTACGTGACCGCAATCGGAAGGTTGTCAGCAATGGTCACGTTGATCGTCACCGACGTAGAGGGCGACACCACAACACCCTTGAGGCGGGTGCGGTAGGACACCGCAACGCCGGACAAAGTGTTATGGAATGACTTAACGTCATATTGCATCGTCATTTTCTGGCTCCGGTGCTTCCAACCTGTTGATGAGCATCTGGTAGGCTTCGATTGTTCCTTGGGCTTTGAGGAGGAAGGCCTCTGCCTTCCTTGCCTCTTCCCTCAGATCAGCAATCTCTGCTTCCAGAAATTCCCGGGTGATTTGCATCAGGAGACTGCGCTTGCAACAAGCAAGAAGTAGTCGGTTCCGGCAATACGAACCTTGATACCACCAGCCAAAGTGCTAGACGAAGTGGCGGCAGTGAACAAGGTGGCGGCGGGGCCGGACTCAATGTTCATCAACTTAGGAATTTCGCCGGTGTTAGAGCCGCTGTCCGACACGCGAATGAACGCGGCGGTAGCGGGCAAAGAGGCGTTGACCGTGTAGTTGGTGTCCAGTTGCAGAACAGCCAGTGTACCGCCGGGGGTTGCATCGGTGCCGCCCAAGGTAGCGCGCAGGGCGTTGGCCGCACCAGAGATGCTTGCAGAAGCGCCGTCAACTTCCAGCGAGATGTGAGCGCCGTTGATCGTGCCGCCAGTAGCAGCGCCAGTGCCGGTCACAACCGAGAAAGCGCGCAGAGTCTCACCAGAGCCAGTGCTGGTGAAGGTCAGCTTGTTGTACGAGAGGCGAGTGTCGCCAGTGGTGGCGGAGGTCGTGGCAAAAGCCGCATCAATGTTACCTGCGGTGGTAACTGCGACGGGGTCGGTGGCGGTGCCAGAGAGAAAGCCGTTGGCCGAGAAAACCGGCCCGGTAAACGAAGTGCGTGCCATGTCATTTCCTTACATGCAAGTTGGGCGTATCAGTCTGCATGTCGTCAGCCGGGACTGTCTGATACACCGGGGACCCCGGAATGCGGCCAATATATCAGGTGGTTGGGGGGAACGCAAGCGCTTCTGAATCGTCCGGCAAACTGTTCGATTTCTTTAAATTTTCGGCCTGCGTCACAACGCGCAAGTTCCACGGCACATGCAGTCCGCAGACAACGTCTGAGCGAAGGGGATAGATATGGTCTACAACATACTGTGCCCCCGTAGTCAGTGTCATGGTGATTGCGATCTGGTAGAGCTGACGAAGCTCGGATTTTTGCTTGCGACTCAACCACGGGGGTGTAGCTTCGCGGTGCTTACGACGACGCGCTTTTGTATCCGCCCGCACCTGAACAAGATTCGCGGCTTTCCACGTATTTCGATACTCCCGCAAAACCTGCGTCGGGCGAGTGGCGGCGGCTTGAATCACCTGTTCGCGGTGTTCCTGATACCACTCATGCTTGCGATCCTTAACGTCCTCCCGTAGGTTGTATTCCCGGAAATATTCTGCGCGAGTCTCAGCAGCCTGCTGCCATTCCACCTTCAGGCACTCGACGCATGCGCCTTTGGTCTTGCGCGGGGCGATGTGGCCGTGCTTGCAGGGATCGCCAGTGAAGTAGTACTTGGCCCCGGCGGCTTTGGCTTCAGCGCGGGTCTTGGGTAGGTTTGCGGTATCCATGTCGGCTCCTGTAACTTAGTAACAGGTAATGTACCCCCCCTAAACTAGGAAGTCAAGCGCACAAAGAAAAAGGGGGCCGAAGCCCCCTTTTTGATACCTTTGGTATTCGATTTTTAGGTCGAACCAGAGGAACCCCAGACGCCGAGCGGGTCACTCCAGCCAAAAGAGTATCGCTCCCTTGCCTTGTAACGCACGTTGCCGGTATCGAAATCACCATCCATTTTGGTGTCCAGAGGCATACGCTCGAAGTGCTTCAGGCCGTTGGGAACGTCAGTGGTCAGGAACCATGCGTTCGGGTCGGTCAAGAAGTGGTTAATGGTGTAGCCACCGGAGATGGTGCCCATCTGCTTCAACGCGTTGATGTCGTTATCAGCAGTAGCAACACGCAGTTCGGTGTCCAGCAGACGCTTGGACGTGAACATCAGTGCCGGGGGAACCACCAGCTTAACCGGCTTGGCAGCGATCAGCAGACCACGTTCGTCGGTCCACGCAGCGATCTGAATCGTAGCGTTTTCCAGCGAGGTCTCGTTCAGATCGACGCCAACGGTCGGGCTGTTGTAGTTCTGGCCGCCGCCAACCAGCGGGTGGCCGACGCGAGCGCTAGAGCTGTTCACGCCGAACAGGGAGACGCCGTCACCACCGAGGTAGGAACCGCTGAAACCGTTGTTCAGAACCGAAGCGGCTTTGACCTGCTTGGTGAAGGCCATAGCACGAGCCAGAGCTTTGGTATAGCGGGCAGACAGGCTGTCATACAGGTTGTCTTCCACAGCTTCTTCCGTGATGGAGAAGCCCAGAGCGATGGTTTCGTGGGTATAGCGAGCAGTGAAAGCTTCCTGCGCGTTGTCGTAAGCGATGGCAGAGCCTTCGTTCTTGACAGGTGCAGCACCGAAACCGGCGAGCTTGGTCTCTTCTTCGAAAGAACGCTCAGAGGATTCGGTTTCGTAGATTTCCTTGTGCTCCTCGCCGTAGCGAGCGTATTCCATGCCGAACAAAGCGTTCAGGCCGGGCAGCAGTTCTTTAAGGAGTTGTGCACGAGAAATAGCCATTTTTAATTACTCCTTAGATGCCGACGGCGTTGGTGTAGGCGTGAGCGCCCGGGTTGAACTTCACCAGCACGTCGGGGAAAGCATCGGTCACCGGGGAGGCGAAACCAATAATCTTGAACGCGGCGGCGGTAGTCACAGTGGTCGATTCCAGCGCGCTGGTCGAGTTGCCAGTCTGGGTAGAACCCGTGCTGGTGCTCTGAACGGCGGCAAAGAAGGTGTT